TCTCTCGCTTGTCTTCGATGCTTTCCGCATCAATGCGGGCCTGCAAAGCGTCGAAAATGGTTGAAACGGCCTGCACTTTGCGGTGCGCGGCCTCGATATCCGCCAGACTTGCGGATGGGTTTAAGAACACAGCCGCAGCCGCGTCCCGAATGTCTTGGGCTACCGACAATAGCCCCTCGTCCGTCGCCAGACGGCGGGCTACAGCGGCCCGTTCCTTGATGATGGTCATGTCAGAACCTTGGCGCTTGCTGCGCCTGCTGGACGGCTGCGGTGTTCACTTGCACCTGCGATTGGCCGAGTATCTTGGCGACTTCGATTGCCAAGTCCTGGACCATCTTGTCACGGGCAAGATCGTCCTGCATTTTCAGTTGCTGCATTTTCAGCGCCGCGTCGGCTTGGGCCTTTTGCGCGTCGATCTGAATACGGGCCTGATCGGCTTGGGCCTTCTGCTGGACCTTGGCCCCTTCGACCTGAAGGTAAGCCGCGTTCGGGTCCGATGCTTGTTGACCCTTGGCCGCTTGTGCCGCCTGTTGTGCCATCTGTTGTTCAATGCCGGGGTTCATCGGCTTCCAGTAACGGTCGCCGTTGGCAACCCCACCCAAAGCCATCAGGTCCACAAGCGCGTTGCGCATTTCCGTCAGCCCGACCAGACCGTTAGACGACCCGCCCATCTGCCACGCCTGCACCTGATATTGCAGCGTCTGCGCCAGCGTTTGCAGCCGTTCTTCATGCCGCCCCGTGCCGATCCCGACGTTGCACACTAGGTCCATATCGGTTGCCCATGAGCGCGGGTCTACGGGGATAAACTGCCCATCCACGCGGATCATTTCGCCGGGGTTCGGGTGCTGACGGGCAAGCTGCGCAATCGTGCGGAATAGCTGTTTCATGCCCCCTTCGGCCAAGGTGCGGGCAATCAGTTCCGCCACCGCGTTCGTGACCTGATCGGCCATCCGAACGCCCGCCGCCGTTTGAGAAGACAGGGCTTCCGTATCCAGCCCCATGCCGCCGCCGACAACGCCCGTCTTTTGCTTGATGATGTCGTCATAGTATTGCATCGCGGGCATCGCCGCCGTCGCCGCCGTGCCCATGACGATTTCGCGGATCATGCCAGGGGCTTTGGTGCGAATGATGCCGCCAAACTCGTTGTTCAGAACGTCGTCAATGTTGACCTGTTCTGTCACGACTTCCATGCGGGGGTTGTTCAGCCAAAGGATGCTGTCAAGCAGACCCCGCAGGAGAAGCGTGGAAGCGTCTTGGTCGTCCGTGATGATGTCAACGATGGACCGGCCAAAGAACGTGTGCGGTTCAGGGTCTACCTCGAACACGGCAAACGGCTGATAGTCGCAAAGCGTATGTTCAAGGATTTCGTAATCATTGCCCGCGCAGATGAACTTGTAGAGCCGGGGGATACCCGTGCCCTCAATGTCCATTTTCATGTAGGCTTCGGTGATGACCACCTTGCGCATTGACGGGTCATCGCCCTCGCCGTCTTCCGAGTTATCCCAACCCGTCCGCTCTATCTGTTCCTCATCCGTAGACGTGCCCGACTTGGCACCCGCGTATTCCAGCACCTCGTCAAAGTCGAAGCCCATTTCGACCAGATCACCCACACGGCCCTCTGTCGAATGACCGCAGACATAAGCGCGGGTGATATCCTTGGCGGCGCGGTCCACAAAGAAGTCTTCCGGTGCCACGCTTTCAAAGCAAATCTCGCCCTTGTCCATCGTGCGGGCCACGGTCGCATTGTGCAGCACCGCCATGACGGGCAGGCCCATCGGGTCAAGCATCGGCTGGCCCGTTGCCGGGTCCATCACGGGTTGGTCGGTTGGTTCTTCCTCATGGTCGATAATCTCTAGTTCTTCGTCCTGCGCGATCAGGGCGAATTGGTCATCCGACAGGCCCGTATAGTTGTCGATTTCGACCGTGGGCGACGTGTCGTAATACGACTTGATGATGCCCACCTTTTTGACCAAAGCGTCGTGGATCACGTCCAGAAGGGCCGAGAAGCCGTCATTCCGCTCAAAGATGACCTGTGCGTATTTTGTCGCCTGATCCGCGCCGGGGGCGGACTTGGGATTGCGCGGGGCAAATTCAACCGGGCGGCCCGATTGCAGGAATATCCGCATGAGCGCGGGTTTCAGCGCCCGGACGGTATCGCGGCACTTGGTGGCCACGACAGACGAACGCCCGTCCTCCACGCCTAGATCGGTTTCGCCTTCAAAGTAACGCTGTGCCTTCAGACGTTCCGGCGCAACTTCGCTTTCAATGAACGCCACCGCGTCCTTGATTGCCGCCGAAAGCGTATTTTGCATCTGATTTTTCGTCAGCTTTTGGGGCATGGGTAGTCCTTGCGGGAAGGCAGGCACGCGCTTATGTTTGGCGCGTGCAACAGGTTATTCAGATCGCGCTAGGCGTGTTTGTGGGCGGCGGCATGGTCGTAATTGCCACGCTGGCCATGCGCAGCCTTGCGAGAGCCAAAGAAGACAGGGACGCCGATCCTTGGGCGCTTTGGGGCGTTTTGGCCGTATCTGTCTTGCTGGTCTTGATGCTTATTGCGGTCCGGCCAACGCTGGCACTGCCCTGAGTAGACCGGCGTCGTAAGACCCCGGCGGCAGCGCCGGAACTTGCGGCATAACCCCGCCAGAACGGGCAAGGGCATCTAGCAAGCCAGCGTTACGGGTTTGCATAGCGGTTGCAGCCCGCCGCCCGATTTCGCCTGCGGTAAGAGCAGCGCCGCCCGCCAAAATGCCAAGGCCAGGCCCGCCGACAGCATTGCCGACCATGAACGGCACGCCGCCCGCAAGGCCAGTAGAAACAACACCGCGCGGGGCCGCTTTGCCCAGATCGCGGGCTAGGTTCTCGACCGCGCCGCCAGATGCAATGCGGTTGATAAGCAAAGCCATATCCTCACTGACATTCAGCGTGCCGCGTGTGATCTGCCGCGCCAACGAACGAAACTCCGTGCGCAAGGCGTTTTCAAAGCCAGACCCAGTGTATTGACCGGCCCGGATACCTGCCAACTCAATAGTTTTCTGGATCAGATCGCCTTGAGCCGCATCACGCCAGAGACGGTTAGCCTCGCGGAATTGGGGTGCAAGGGGGTCCGTAAAGTTATCAAATGCGCGGATCATTTGCGTGCCAATGCGCGATTCGTTCGGGTCTGCCGATTGGGCCGCAGCCTGAAGCAAGCGCCGAACCTGTTGCATCTGCGTCGGGTTCATTTCCGCCAGAGCATAATCATCGACCATGTTCATGGCATCGCTGATCTTGGGATATGACGTAGCCATGCGCCCGGTCGGGGAGATAAGGCCCGCGTCCGTGAGAATGTTAGTCATGGTGCCTTGCAGCGCCTGAGTGTCCTGCTGTGTGGCCGTGATGCCAAGTTGGCGAGCCTCGTCATACAGCGCACCAGCGCGGGCTTGCAGGTCATCAACGGTCGGAGCCGTTCTTGCCATGCCTGCCGTCGCGGCGTTTGTGGCGCGACCGTTCATCAGACGGGAAACAAGATTGCCAGCCGCAGGAACAGCAGCACCGATGCCAGCGCCGAGAAGTCCGTTCCACATTGCGTTTTCGCTACGATTAGCGGCCCCGTCCTCGCCCGACCCAAAGCCGTAGATCGCAGACAAAAGTCCGCCCAAACCCGCCCCGGCAGCAATCCTGCCGCCCGTTGACGTGATAGCCTTGCCGACGTTGCCCATCAGCCCCGCAGGGCTGGCAATCGCCCCCGCAATCTCGCTGCCATAGGAAAGCACCGGGGCGTTTTCGCGCTGTTGCGCAAGGCGGTCGCGTTCGCCTTGAAGGGCTGTGCCGTAATCCATGTTGGGCGACATGGCCGCAAGGGCTGCGGTAAGTTCGTCGCCAAAACCAAACGTCGTGCCTTGGATCAATGCGCGGCCCGCTTGTTCCATTGATCCGCCAGGGCGGGCCATTGCAACCCGCGCCTGATCCGTCATAGCCTGAGAGCCTTCAGGGACAGGCGTGGACGCCCTTGCCTCTTCCAGACGGGCAAAGTATGCGTCACGGCTTTCCCCCGCTTGTGGGGCGTTTCCTGTGGGCTGTGGGGCCGTCGTCATGCGACGGATTTCCGCCGCAATAGCGGATGCCGCCGCCGTGTCGCCCGCCGCGTCTGCGGCCTGCAATGCGCGTGTCAGACGTTCAAGGTCCATCAGTTCACCGGGGCGTATTTGTCAAGCAGAGATTGCAGGTCTGGCGATAGTGCCGGAGCCTCGGTCGTCCCGCCGCTTGCCCAATTGGCCAGCGGGTTCCCAAGCGCCGAATATGCCGCAGCCGCATCGGTCGCCGTGATCTGACCAAGCTGCAATTTGCGGGCAATGTCTGCGCGGGCAATATCGTATTGAGAGATCGCCCGCATGGTTTCGATAATCTTGGCGTTGCCCTCTGGGGTGTTGATGATCTGCGGCAAAGACTGCTTGAACAGCGCCAAATCGGCGTCGGACATGGTTCCTGTTCCAGGCGGACGCTGTTGCGGGACAAGCTGACTGATAATCGCATCTGCGACTTGCGCATCAGCCAAGCCGTCCGTCGGGATGCCAAGCCGCCCCGCCCACATCGTAAGCGCACCCGCCGCACCCTGCGGGGCCGTGCTTAGCGCGCTTTCGAGGTTGTCGATAAGCCCTAGATTGCGTTGCGCCACAGCGCCCGCGTCCACTACCGCCGCGGCCTCTTGGGCAAGTATCTTGCCGGTCTCAGCCGAGAAAGCGTTTTCGCCGCCGTTGTTTACTGTCGTGTTAACAGTCGGTGCATTGCTGCCGAAAGCGCGGTCAATAGCCTCTGCGTCCGGAACGCCTTGCGCCCTCAGATATTCAAAATTTTGGATTGCTGCTGTGGCGTCCGCCGGGTCTGCTGACCGATAGTCAGCAACTACTGAACCGTCATTCATGTTAAGAACAAGCCCGCCGTCAGTCACGGAAAGGTTGGCCGGTGGTTGCTGTTGGCTCTGAACATATGCCGCAAATACCTGCGACGGGTCCATGCCTGCGGCAATCGCGCCAGCATACTGTTCGCCGCCCGGTTGGCCCGCCAGCCATTGCATGGACTCATTCAACCGCCGCTGTTCGTCGCGGTTATCCATGCGCCGCTGCACCCCGCCGATCAGGGCTTGGTTCGGGTTCATGGACATGCCCGCAAGTGCCAGGGTCATGTTGTCGCGCCAATCCGCAGAACCGAGGCGTGAGGCGACAGGCGCGGGCAGTTTGCCTAGAAGCGCGTCGAATATCCCCGGCTGACGTTCCGGCGCACCGGACGTGGAAACCGTGCCTAGAAGCCCTTGCGGTTGATTGTGGCCCGCCGCGAGTGGTGTTGCTGCCATTTGCTGCCCCAAAAGCCTTTCAGCGTTTGCCCGATGGCCCGCCATCTGTTCGTTGACCTTATCGGCCACAGTGCCGGGTGCGCCGCCGTTGTTCGCGTCCGTGGCCCCGTAGCGCCCCGGTGCGCCCGCGTTGATCGTGGAATACAGGTCCAGCAAGCCCATCCCCGGCTGATACCCGGAACCCCGCAGATAGTTGGCTACAGCCCCATTCGGGCCGAGTTGTGAGCCTAGCGGGTCATTCCAATCAACGCCGTATTGCTGCGCCTGCGGTTCCCCGAACTGGATCAGCCCGCGATGCTGCCCCCATTGCGTCGTCGGCCCGGTCTGCAACGGATCGAACGTGCCGCCCGTTTCGTAAGAAATGACGGTCGCAAGGTCTAGCGGGTTTGCCCCGATAGCCTGCGCCGTGGACAGAATGCCTTGAACGATGTCCACTTACGCACCCGGTGCGATGGCGTTCAGGCCAAGCGTGAGATAGTCAAACAGCCCCTTTTGTTCCGTCTGCGTCGTGGTCGAACCTGTCGGAACGCCCGTCGCGCTGAGAAGCTGTTGCAGCGACGTGTTGGGCGCACCCGTAAAGCCCGCATACTGGCCCTTGGCCGCGTCGATCAGCATTTGGTTAATGCCCTGCATGAGCGCCCCTTGAGACGACTGCTGGCCGATGATCGCATTGCCCTGGTCAAAGCCCGTCTGCGACAGCGCCCCGAGTTGCCCCGCCGCGTTCAGGTTCAGTCCCGCGCCCTGCAAGCCCGCGTTTTGGTTTGCAACCTGCGCCGCCAGTGAGTTGTTCGCGTTGAACTGGTTATTGGTGTTCAGCGCGTTCGTGTTGAACTGCCCGGCGGTGTTCGCGCTATTGGCGTTGAACTGGTTGCCCGTGTTCATCGCATTGCTGTTGAACTGCCCCGCCGTGTTCTGCGAATTGGCGTTGAATTGGTTGGTGCTGTTCTGCGCCGACGTGTCATACATCGCCGCCGCTTGGGCCTGTGCATAGTTCTGATTATTCAGATCGGCCAAAGCCTGCGCCTGCGCCTGTGCATAAGCGTCATAGGTGGCACCCTCAACAACGCCTTGCCGCGACCCGCCGAAAGCACTTGCCGCCGTGGCCTGCGCCCCCACGTCGTTCAGCGCCATCTGCTGCTGCTCTGCAAGCTGCTGCATGGTCTGATCGGTTACGGCTTGCGTGTAGGGGTTCATGTAAGGGTCAAGCGACGTGTTGGCGACCGTGGCCGTCTGCGCCGTGGCGGGGTTATAGGTCGAAGTCGCCGCCGTGGCGGGGTTATACGTCGCCGCCGTGGTCGTCGGGGCTGTTACCGTTGTCGGGTTGTAGTTGGCCGCGCCCTGCGCCGCATTCGTCGCTGACGTGAGTGCATTGGCCGACTGCGTAAACACGTTCCCGCCCTGCTGATACGGGCCGAACGTGTTGGGCATCGGGCCTTGCGTCTGGACGGGTGCGCCGGGGGTCATGGACATGGGGTCAAGCCTTCTGCGGGTTCGCTGAATACGACATGAGCGCCGCGTATTGCGCCGGGTTCGTGGCCTTCAACTGCGCCAAAGCGTCCTGATAGATCGGCGCGGACGAATAGCCGGTCAGGCCGTTGCTGGACGTGGTTGTCTGCGGCATTCCCGTGGTCGGGGCCGTTGACAGCCCGTAAGCGGATGCCGCCGAGTTGGTGTTGTCAAAGGCCGATTGCTGCATGGGCGTGAGCGCCGCAACGTCCGGCCCGGTATAGGGCACATAGCCGACAGAAGACGCCGTTTTCGCCTGTTCCATCGCCATTTTCATGTAGTCTTCAGCCCACGACGGTAGTTCCGTGGTCGAAGTGGTCGAACCGCCAAGGCTCATTGCTTCGCCCTCCCAAAAGTCTCGTAAAAGGTGTGGACGCTGCCCCAAGGCGACACGAAAACGCCGTCCTTGAATTTCGCCGGGGTGGCCATGACCTGCGCCTGAACATGCGCCAGTTGTTCCGCCTCAGAAAGTTTGTGCCACGGCTTCATGGTGCTACCTCGTCAAAGTCACGCATCAAAACCGTGTGCGTGTGTTTCCAGCCGTATTGCGAGAACACCCGTTCCCACCCCTTGCGCCCCGAAAGCATCGCCCCGGTGCAGCCGTGTTCCTTGGCCCATGCAATAATTGCGTCCTGCATGTCGGCCAGTTGATCCAGTTCGCCGCCCGCCAGATAGACGTTGACCATCTTGCGCCGGGGAAATTGCAGTATCTCGGTGATGATGCAGCCCCGAGGCGCGGGCCAAAACTGCATCAACCCTTGGGCGACTTTCGCTTGCACATCCTCTACCGTGTGCCCGCCGTTGTCGTAACCTAGCGCCGCCTCGATCCACGGGCGGCAGCGGTCCCATTCACCAAGTAGCAATGGCGACCCGTTTCCATGTGTTTGCCGCCGTGCAGACGTAGAAGTAACTGCCGTCATAGGCGAAATCGCCCGCCCGCCCCGTGCTGGCCGCTGTGGACGGCGCCGCAACCTGCGTGGAAAGCGTCACGAATGCGCTGCCCCGTGCGATCTGCGGGTTGCCCGTCGAAGGGTCATAAACCAAAGCCCCGTCAACCGCCGCAGAACTGTCCGAACGCACCGCGTCAAGCTGAGACCACCCCCGCGAAAGCGCCGATGACAGCGCCTGCGCCCATGCCTTCCAATCGTTGCCGATGGCCGGGGGAACCCTCACCGCAGCCCCCCTGGCATCACATCAAGGCGCATGATCCCGACACGCCAGTTTGCATTGCCCGTGCCCGTGACCTTCATCCGCACTTCCCGCCCCGAAAGCCGGAACGACGTGGGCGCGGTCATCGTGTAAGGCCCGTATTCGGTTTCCGAGGCGTTCGGGTAATACCGCGCCGAGAAGGTAGCCGCGACATCGCCCTGCGTCCGTTCGTCCGGTATCATGCCCCTAACGTGCATGATCTGATCCCCGGCACTGAGTTGCAGTGGCCCCGTTTCCGCATAGGGTTCGTCAGTGCCGTGCGTGAACCCCAATTCGTGGTTGTAGGCCACGCCGTCAGAGGCAAACCAAACCGGCCAGCGAAACACGCCCTGATCCACCCCCGCCGTCCGGTCAATCGCACCGATTGCCCAATGGTTTTCCCGGTAGTTATAGACGACATAGCGGTCGCATTCCGTGCTGTCCGCATGGGGGTAGAACCACCAGACCTCGCCCCATTGGTTATTCGCCACGGCATAGACCTTAGATGCCTGCGCACGGTTCAGGTTCTCAAACACATAGTCCGAAACTTCACAGGCCAGCGGCGTTACCGTGTCGCCGTTGAACACGAACATGCCACGGTTGCCCATCCAGTATACCGCGCCGTCAATCGCCGCCGCCGCCTTGCGCGATACCGCCCCGCAGGACGTGCCCACACGCTTGAAGGCATAGACAAAGGGCGGGCCGATGTAAGTCGCCGTATGGGCGTCCACGGTCGTCAGAATGAGCGCCTGACCGCGTGTCCTGATCCCCTGCATGATCTTGCCATGCGTTTGCAACTCAATGTCACCGGCCTCGTTCGTCGCCGCCGGGGTCCAGTCCGTCCGGTCCTCACGATCCGACCAAGACACGTTACGCGGGTTATTGCTGGCCCCGAGCGCAAACAGAAACCGTTCTTCCGTCACCATCGCCCCGAGGCATCCCGTGGGCGCGTTCGTCACCGCAACAAGGTTGTTAGCGACGTTCAAATCCCAAGCGTAAATCTTGCCGTCCGCATTGGAACAAGCAATCAGTTCCTCGCCCCAGTTATCCAGTGACCAAGTAGTCGCCTCGACCAGATCGTCCGTTGCGGCCCGCTCCGTGCCGAAGTATCCCGCGCCGAAGAACCCGCCCCCGAACCCGCTGTTATTCTGTGCGTCCACATTGCCGGTCGTGAAGCCCGCCGGGGTTATGTCCGTCACCGTGCCCGCTTCATTGATGGCGAAACACGCTTCCCACGTCCCGCAAGCCAAGCGCGGGTCTGCGCTGTTGTCCGTCCACGCCAGAGCGCCCCGGATAGGCTCATCCGTCACCGTCACGCGGGTATCCCACCCGCCAACCGGCTGCATGGCCCCGTTCGCCCACCGGACAAGCGAAGCATCGCGCCACCGCCCGCTTGATTGCAGGTCAGTCCCGTTGGTGAAGACACCCGGCGGGATTGCCACGGGAAACAGGGGCATTAAAGCGCCTCAAGTCGCCGCGTGAGTTCAGCAACAGCCGCGACGAGATACTTGACCAACTTGGCGTCATCCCGGCCCTGCATTTCCGCCCCATCCTTTTCCCCGGTCACGGCTTCCGGCGCGATGGCCTGCAATTCATGCGCAAACCACCCCAATTCCGTCTGTCCGCTGTCCTTCCACGCATAGAACCGCTGCGCATCAGCAAGCGCCTTGACCACTTCCAGAGCGTCAAAGCCAGCATCCCACGGCAGCGCGTCTTTCAGGCGATAGTCGGATGACGTGTTGTAAGCCGTAGCCGAGCCGGTGACGCTGATCGAGCCTACTTGGGTTGCATCGCGCCGGATCGTAACCGCCGTGCCGTCCGAGGTGTTGCGGTTGACCGAAAGCGCGTAGTTGCCATCAACCGAAGCATGGATGCGCCCGTCAGACGTGACCGAGGCACCCGCAGTCGTGCCCCCGACACCGGGGTTGGACAAGGCAATCTGCCCAATCAGCATCGCGCTTGTGTTCATCCGCGCCAGTTCGTTGCCGCCGGTCAGAAACAAAATGCGGTCGGACCCGGTGAAGCTGAAGCCCGTGTTCGTGTCGGCGCTGTAGGCAATACTCGGGACCGTCGTTGTCCCAAGCGCGGCATAGATCGGCAGGCTTGCCGTGATGGCCGTGGTATCAATGTGCACTTGGGAGACACCAAACGTCACCAAGTCCATTTCATTCTGCGCGGGGCTGTAGAGACCCGTATTTGCGTCTGCGTCGAATGCCAGGCCGGGGGCGCTGACGGTGCCAACAGGCATTTCCAGCGTCGTAAGCCCCGTGATGGACCCGCCCGTGATGGCAACCGACGATGCCGCTTGCGTGGCGATAGAGCCAAGCCCCAGAGACGTGCGGGCCGTTGACCCGCTTTCGGCAACCCAAGTCGTGCCGTTGCCGACAATGAAGTTTCCGTCCGTCTTGGCCAACGCGGCGATGGCGTCAAGATCGGCATCCCAAGCCTGCACATTGGTGCCGATGACAAGCCCGAGGTTCGTCCGCGCCGCCGATGCCGTTGAAGCACCCGTGCCGCCGTCCGCCACCGCAAGGTCCGTAATGCCCGAGATAGTGCCGCCCGTGATCTGCGGCGTGATGGCGGTTGTCCCGTCACACAGGTCTTGGATGCGGTCCATGTTGTCATTGATCTTGGTGCCCCAAGTGTTGTTGGAAGCGCCCACCTCGATCTTGACAAGGCCCAATGCGGTTGTTGTGTCAGCCATCAGTCAACCTCACGCGGGCGTCCATGTCGCACCATCGGCAGCGGTGCGATCCCAGAACCCGTCATCATCCCAGATTTTGCTATCGTCCCACGTCCGGTCATCGCGCCAGATGCCACGATCCCACGCGGGCAGGACACCGGACCAAGTTTGCGTGTCCGGCGTTACAGGCGTCCAACTCATCGCGGCGTCCGTATCCTGAGCGATGTGCCGGACCACTTGGCCGCGTTGCTCACGTCATTCAGCCGCGTCACAGCCGCCGAATAGAGCGCCGCCCAGACCGCTACCCGCGCGTCATCCTGAAGGTAAGGCGCGGACTGCAACAGCGCCCCGTAGAGATACGCATCCGGGCTATCAGCCAAGAGCCAGTTGCTTGTTGCGCTATCCGACAGAGCCGGGATTTTCGCGTAGTAAAGCAACTCGCCTTCGTAT